GATTAAACAATTGATTATAATTGTTAAAGTACGTTTCAAGCTCAGGCGACATAGTTTCCTCTAAAGTTTACTGTATAGTAATATTATAACACAGTTTCAATTAAATGTCAAGCTTTTTTTGTAGTCTTACGTCTACGACCTTAGGTATAGTACTCTTTGCCATGACTACTTACCTTTAGGTTTTTTTACTTTTTTCTTTTTACTACCGTACGCATTGCTTCCGTATCCCATAGTTATCCCCTTGGCTTTCTTTTTGGGCTAATCATTGCTTTTTTACGAGTAGCTCTAGTTTTCATCATTTTATCTAGTTTTATTTTTTTTTGAGCAGCAGTTAAATTAGAGTCTGCTTTAACCTTAGCTGCTTCTTTATTAAAATCAGCAGTAGACATAGCTTTACCTACTCCTTTCTTTTTAGACGGTCGTCCTACTTTACTTCCGTATGTTCCCGGTCCCATTGGCATAATTAGCTCCTACTTTTTCTTTTTTGCGGTGTACTTAGACATAACATTATTTTTTCTTTTTGCATCCATTTTTTTGTTATCTCGTCCATAACCTACTTTTGTTTTTCTTACTTCTTTATTAGTTAAAGGAGACAGGCGAAGTTCTGCTGCTCTTTCTTTATCCGCTTCTTTGTTTCTTAAATACCTTTTAATAGCAGGAACAGAGTATTCGTCTAAAACAGTAGAAAGTGTTGGTTTTCTTTTAGTGTTTTGTTTTGATTTTAAAGGCATAACTATCTCCTTACCATTTTTTGCACGACCAGTATCGTGCCGTTAGTTTACTGGGTGGATTTGTATCACACTTGTGTCTTGCTCTGAACGACTTACGACGTGCAGGTTGGTCTTTCTTAATGCTCATGTTTTGATCGCCAAAACGTATAGTCTTAACTTTGTCGCCTTCCTTAGCAACAACAACGTGAGACTTCTTAGGGTGGTTAGGCGTTCGCTTCGGCTTGTTGAACCCGCTTACCCCTGCTCGTGCTAGTCTTGGGTCTTTCTTTGCTGGCATTAGTTAACTCCTCTACCTTCTTCTCCAACTCTGTTATCCTCTTCCATTGGCTTTGGAAGTGGTTGTTCGTCTGATTCAGAAGACTTTGTAGTTCTTTGTTGGTTAGCATTGTTTTTTCCTTCTATTGCTTTTTCTTTAAGGAGAGTATCAGCCACTTTCATACGGCGTTCAAACTCTTTATCTTCAGCATCACCTTCACGAAGGTTTCGAGTAATAGCATTAATCTTATCTATTTCTAATTCTTGAGGTACTGCTTGAGCTTCCGCAGATAACTTAGTTGCTCTTGCTTGTGATTCTTGCGCTTGAGCTGCTAATGCTGCAGTTTGTGATTGCTGGAACTGCATTTGCAACTGTTGTAGCTGTTGTTGCATTTGTTGTGCTTGCGGATTAGGTTGAGAAGCTTGAGCTAATGCTGTAAGAAGCTCTTCACGGTTAGATAAATTCATATTGTCAATAACAGATTGAATCAATGTATTATACAGCGGTGAATCTTTACCCATAGTCTGTAACAATTGAACTAACTGAGTAACTTCATACTCTCTTGCGATAATACCCAAAGTACTACTAGCATTAAATTTATAATCAGAAACGGGGTAATTTTCGGGGTCAAATTGCATATACCTATAAGCTGCCTTCTTAACAAAAGGAATTAGGAAGGACTGTTGGAAGTTAATTAGTGTGCGTTTATGACGTTTAATAACAGCGCCAAGAGACATACTAATACCAGCGGCAGTAGCCTCGCCGTTAACCTGACCTGCAACTCCTGCTGAGTCAACGGCTCCGGTTGCTTGTTGTACCATCTGCTGCAAGGCTCCGGCCTGAGCAAAAGTAATCTGATTAACTTGACCAAAGTTAAAGGGTTGTAAAACTTCACGCGGATCTCCGTTAGTTAGAATCATCTTACCGGGACGCACTTCAGGTTTTGCACCACGTGGTAGCCGTGTAGCATCAATAGCCATCATTGGGTGTATTGTAAGGCTTAAAGCGTCAATTCTTGCTCGTAACTCAGTGTCAAGTGCTTTCTGACTGTTGTAACCTTTCTCACATACACCACGTCCCCAGAAACGTCCGGGTACTACGTCCCAAGGAAACGCCACAACAGGACGATCTTCCATCATGTAAGGGTTAGCTTCAGCCTTAAGTAGTATACCGCCGTTAGCAATCACTACAACGGCCTCTACGTACTGTGACTCTTCTTTAGTTTCGTTACCACCTTCGATGTCTTCTTCTTCGTTATCGTCGCTTAGAGCGGAATCTAGAAGCTCTCGTGGCACTAAACCGTAGTATTTAGTTAAACGTACTTTATTGTCGTTATAAATAGTAATATCTTGGTCAGGTTCAAGATCTGTATCAGGTGCAGCAGAACCTACGTAAGTATCACGATAAACACCCTGCTCTTGAAGAAGTTCTACGTGGTGCCGACTAACAAACTCATCAATAGCTACACCCATAGCATCTTCAATAGATGTTGCTACAGGATCAATCAAGAAGTTTTGAGGCAATACTGGCTTAAGCTTTACTTTAACACGGTCTACAACAGTAACACCTACCGCTTGTAAATCCCCATTCATAATAGGCTGTGTTGATGGAGACATTTCTTTCATCTCTTCAACAATAATTTCACCAATACCTGTACCAAACACTGCAGAGTTAATAAGACACTCCGCAACAGCCTTTCGTACCATGCAACTTTCAAAATCTTCTGTAAGTTTATTACGTAAAAACTGCACGTCTTTAGGATTTGTGTCACCCATGTTGTCAGAAACATCAAACCACTTACCACGTCCAAACGTAGCCTCTTCTAGCTCCGCTACATTAGACTCAACTGCTTGTTGTAATGCAGGAGAAATAATACGGGAACGCTCAGACCGACGATCACTGTCAGCAGGGTCCCATATACCACGCCATAGTCTATAATATTCTTCAAATCTCTGTTCATAGTTGCTTTCGTAGTAATCTCTCCAGTCTTCACACTTAGTTATAACCCAATCTTCAATCGTCTCTTCAATCATCAAGGGGTCTTGTTCATATAAATCAGTCATATTAGTATCCTGCTACTACGTCTAAGATTTCGTGGTCTTCGATTTCATATTCGCAGTCGTAAGCCACATTTGCTAATTGGTCAACATAAGCTAAAGCATCAACCAAATCATCGTGTGTTAAAGGATCAGGAAACTGGAACAATTGATCTAAAAACCTGCTGTTCCATTCACCCCTGTTTAAAGTAATATACCCGTTTTCAAAACGTCCTTGTAACGCCCACATTACTCGATCTGTTTTCTTTTTATTACCGTGTGTTAATTCTTCTACACGAAAAAACGTACCATATCTTTTTTGAAGATCTGTAAGAGGGGACATTACAGCTTGCTTTGCGATGCCTCGCTCAATACCCACGCTAACGGGTCGATAATCTCTAACGGCCTGAAAAATTTTGGCTGCCGTTTCGTCAAGGCTCCAGCGTCCGTAGATAATATTATTAACAAACCAACCATGCTCACTAACTTTAACAACGGCAATTGCAGTATCGTCAAGTTTAGAGTTTTTAGTTTTCTTTTTGTTAACTTCTTCAAATCCAGCCAAGTCAACTGCAATATAATAGTCACCTACTTCCGGCTCATCCTCACTAAAGCGTACCCAGTCTTCCTTAAACATCTCTGAACAACGGGCTTCAAACGACGCCATAAATTCCTGACGAAACGCATAAGACGACATAGAGCGTTTAGCAATATCAATTTCATCTGAGTCCAATAATGGATTTTCATAAGAAGTAAAGTGCCAAGCTTTGTACGTTTCATCATCACCTAGTTCCGCATACTTATACAAATCATAAAAATGGTTACGTCCCATTGGTGTTCCAATAAACATAGCACAGCCTTTTTGGTCAGCTAATGCCGGTCTTAGAATCTGTTCAAATACATCAGGCTTCATGTCTGCGTATTCGTCTAGTACAAGAAACTTTAACGACACCCCACGCATTGTCTCTGGTCTGTCGGCACCTTTGAGGCTAATGGTAGCGCCGTTGACCGACTTGATTTGCAGATTATTAATGTAAATACCACTAATAACAGGCTTGCTCA